TCACTAAAAACATCTGCGCTTAATTCTTTAAAAGGATCTTCGTTAGTGTCTACAAATTTTTCTTCCTCACGTACAAATCGTAGACATTCTAAGGGCATCCTTTTACCCTCTGTAGTGGTAATCCAATAAACATAACGCGGCATAACTTCGCCTATTAATCTAACCTTAGTTTCCCCAATGGGAAGAGTTAATCGTTGGATATCTCGTCGTTCTCCGCCACCCTGTGACGGTGCTTTAGCTTTATCCCAAGCTACCATAGTATTTCTCCTATTCTAAAATGAATTCCAATTTATCAGTTCGTTCTTTGACGAATGTATTTTTCCAATGGTTGGAAGATACATAATTCTTTGGAATGTAGTGGTTTGAGTTGGTTATTGAGCGTTTACTCAATAAATAAAGATATTCTACTTTACTATTAGGATTTATTGTAGTAAATAAAAACTTATTATCCTTAAAGTAACTTTGTTTATCTTTACATTTATAAGTACTAAAAATACAGTTATTTTTAATTACTTTTAGTTTACTAGTTCTAAACAATTGAAAATCTATATTATTAATAAAAAGTTTCTTCATTAATTGTTGGCTTGAACTAGCAATAATATTATTATACCCTATTGTTAGAGCATGTGTCAATATCAAGATTGATTCAGGTTGCCCCTTTCCATCTGTCCAAAGTTCTTTCCAGTTAAAATAATACATAATTAATAATAAGGATCAACGTCTGAATTTGGATCATCAATCCCTTCTACTAATTTTACTTCTGGAAAATAATGTTTAATCATACTTTCTACACCCGCTTTTAATGTTTCACTTGACATAGAACATCCACTACAAGCTCCTTTTAAAAATAAATATAAAATTCCATTATCCGCATCCCATTCTCTAAATTCTATACTACCTCCGTGCATAGCAACTTGAGGATTAATTCTAGATTCAAGTAGAATTTCTATTTCTTTTTGAATTGACGATTTCTTTTTATTAAATATATTCATAATATAAATCCTTTTTCCTGATACCAGTTTAAACGATTAAGTTGTTGTTTATATACAATCGTTCCCCGTAATTGAAAATCTTTTATTAAAGGATGTTTTTTATTTGGATGTTCTCTTAATATTCTACCAATTCGCTGTTCTAATTTAATTGGGTTATTACTTGGACAAGTTAAATATAAAGTATCTAATCTATGACAACTAATACCTTCATCAAAAATTTTAGTTGAGAGAATTGCAGTATATTTAATTCCAGCATTTTTTAAAATATCTTTTCTATTTTCTTCTTTAGTTTCACCAATAAGTAATACACTTCCTTTAATTAATTTTTGTAAATTTTTAAGCATATTTACACGGTCTGACAAAATTAATAAACATCTTCCATTAGCAATGTCTTGAGTTGCTACCTCACTAATAAGATTTATATATTCATTTCTTTCAGTAAGTTTATTTAATTGTCTACTCCAATCTCTTTTAGGATCAATAACATTAAATGGAATATCTGTTTTAACTAACTCTACTAATGGGCTGTCTTTTTTACTTAAATCTTGAGCAAAAATTTTATAAGGAGTAAAATAATCATCTAAAACAACATGTTTTCCATCTTTTCTTTTAGGAGTTGCAGTAACAGCGATTTTAATTTTACAATTAATATTATTTAAAGCATTTGAAAAGAGTTCTGCTGGACAAAGATGTGCTTCATCTACCATTACCATACTAAATTGATTACTTAGTGCTGTTAAATTATTATATATACTTTTATAGATTCCGACCGTAATTTCTTGAATATTAAATTCACCATCACCTATAGTACCTATTGGAATTCCAGGTAATTGCTTATTAAGTTCTTCTTGCCATTGTTTAAATAAAAGTTTAGTATGAACCATAATTAGAGTTGGTACATTGGCTCTTGCTATAATATTACATCCAACATAAGTTTTTCCCCATCCACAAGGAGCCTGAAAAAGACCACTAGTTACTCTTCCTTTTCTTTTAAAAAAAGCATCAGATACTTTTTGTTGTTCTGGTCGTAAAGTCCCGTTAAATTTAAATTTAGTTTTTGCCTCTTTAAAATTACGTTGGTCACTATATTTTTGTATATCTAGTTTATGATAAGCATTACTTGGAATAGTATATAATTCACTTTCTCGATCATAATCAAACCATTCAAATATATCTTTATCTATAATTTCTCTAAATTGAGATTCAAAACGTGCAGGATCACTAATATCTTTTTTAAAGATATACATTTTATTTTGTAAAATTGCGTTTCGAATTTTTATTTTTTCTATCATGCTAATAACTCTCTTAATAAATCTTTTCTTTTAGCATACTTTTTATTTCTAGTACGTTGTAATTAGGATCTTCAACAAAGAATGTTTCTTGTTGATATCTTGTATTATCAAATCTTGTATATGGAGTATCAAGAAACTTAGCTTTAGCCTGCACCCTATCTTTAACATCATTGTATCTATACAAGGGTAAGTGAATACCAAAATGTGGTACATATACATCTCCCATATCAACACTGTATCTTTCTCTTTCAAGACTTTTTCCATATCGAGGAGATGTTGCATGAAGTGTTAATTCATTACCCCAAAAGTCAATATCTTGCCATTTACCTTCTTCTGACATATCTAACTTGCAACCTAATACTGTTTGATACCAAGGTACTGTTACTGATAAATCACCGCCTGCAATTGCTAAATGAAATCGATTACTCAATTAATTAATCCTCTCTTATATAACAGATTTATTTTTTTCAATCATATTAATAATTCTCTAAGTAAGGCTTTCCTTACTAACAATCCATTCTTAATTTGTTCAAAATATTTAGCTCTCGGATCATTATCAAATAATACAGGAATTTCTCCTGCTCGTGGAAGAGGGTGCATAACTATAGCATTACTTGGTAAACTTATTAATTCGTCGTAAGAAAGTTTATAGTCTTCTTTTGATCCTCTTTCTTTTTGAATCCGTGTTACATATAAAATATCAGTTTGTAAATCTTTTGGAAATATAGAATATTCTATATCGGAATTTTTATAGTATTCTTTAGGTAATTTAAGGCTATCTGGACTAATTAAATTAATTTTAACCTTATAATGTCGTAAAATTTTAATTAAGCTATGAACTGTTCTTCCATTTTTTAAGTCTCCCATTAACGTAATAGTTAACCCATTTATTTTTTTAAATGTTTTCCAGATAGTATAAATATCTAATAAAGTTTGCGTTGGATGTTCTCCATTTCCATCTCCAGCATTAATAATAGGGACAGTAGATACTTCAGCAGCTCTTTTAGCTGCTCCTTTTTCACTATGCCTTAAAACAATAAGATCAACATAGCTACCGATAGTTCGTATTGTATCTTCTAGTGTTTCTCCCTTAGTGACACTAGAATAAGTAACTTCATTAATAGGTAAAACAGAATACCCTAATTGGATAGCTGCACTATGAAAACTTGCACTTGTTCTTGTAGATGGTTCATAAAATAAAGTAGCAATTTGACTTTTTTTAGGGTAGTTTGATTCTATAAATCCATATTTTTCTTTAGATACATTTTCAAAAAGTGTGTGTAACGCTTGATAATCATATTGATCTATAGAAATCAAGTGTTTCATTTCACAGGCCAAATGTACTCTAAATTATCAGGCTCAGTCCATCCATATTTACCATAAAATTCTGGATTTTTTCTGAGTAAATTTGATCTATGACTAGCATGAATCTTTTCGTTACCAAACCAAGGAGGATAATCATCATCATTTAATTCACCTACATCAACAATTTTCATTGTATTTTTATATCCTCTACCTTTCCATAACATAATAGAAAGATTCATATATTCTGTAAGTGCTTTTTCATATCCTCTCCACATTTTAGTTGCAGGATGATTAATCCATCCACCTTTTTCACGTTTCATAGCATTAAGTAATTGCATTGCTTCCACTCGTTGTTTACCTAAACGTCGATAATCCAGGCAGTCTAGTGATAAAACAAAATCATCATAGGGTAAAAATGTTTGCATTATATTTTAATTTCTTTTATAAATTGTTTTTCATGTGTAAATTCTTTAATATACCAAGTATTATTAATACTTACTAGTAAAGCATATAAATCTTTAGATTTAAAATTGTCAATATTGTAAGGTAATTCAAATGGATACGAGATTCCCTCAATCCATAATAAATTATCATTTTTCTTTTTAACTTGCGCTATTTGCGCTTTAAATTTTTGTTTGCGTCTTAAATTAAAACTTTTTCCGTTAGAATCTAACCCCCATTTTATTTTATCAACTGATTTAATAAGTTGAGATAAAGAAGTAAATGTATAATCAAATACTATTCTAGTTTGTGGGTGAATAGTATCCAATTCTAATAACCTTTCTGAATACTTTTTTCCAAGTAAAGAAATATCATCTAAAATATACATTTTACCGTATTTAAACTTAGTTAAAAGAGCAGAACTTTTAGAAAATGAAATTTTATATGGTTTATTTTTAAGTCCGAAGAAAGGAAATTTTATACCATCAAATTTTGTAGTCACTTAGATCACCCCAACTAGGGCCGATTTCAAAATCTACGCCAATTGGACAATTTGGAATTTCTATTCCTCGTGGTTTTTGTAAAAATCCTTTTACATTAGTTACCCATTCATCAACATAGTTTTCTTGTACTTCTGCCACAATTGAATCATGAACTACAGTAAATGGTATCATAAATTTATCATATTTATTTTCTTTAATCCAATTAATAGTATCAATAACACCTAAAATATTGATGTCACTAGCTACACTTTGTACTAAGAAATTTACTCCACTACGGACAGCATGTTTTGCTACTCCTTTATTTGGGCTTTTACTTTCTGGTAATCGTCTTTTTCTTCCAAAATAACTATAAATATAAGCATTATTCTCAATAATTATGTTAGATTGATCAATCCACATTTTTAATCTAGATGCTTCTCTAAAATATTTAGAGATAAATTGTTTAGCTTGAATAAACGATATATTTGCTGTTTCAGCGACTTTTGCAGGACCTGCTTGATACATTATACCAAAGGTAATTGCCTTTGCATATTGTCGTTGATCTGGATGAAGTGTCTTAACTTCATCAATATTACACGATAAGTTAAATATTTGTTTTGCAACATAAGAATGGAAATCAAGATTTTCAATAAAAGCTCGTTGAAGAAAAGAATCTTTACTTAACGCTGCCGCATAATAAACTTCGGCTGTTTTTAAATCGCATTGTACTATCTGAAAACCTTCTCTGGCTCTAAACAGTTTTTTAATATCCTTATTATCTCTTGGAATATTTTGGTAATTCAGAGTTCCTGAACTACTTAATCTTCCACTTGTTGTTCCATGTACATTAAAAGATGATCTAAGTCGTTGATCTTTATCAAGTCCTTTTAGAATGTTACGAATATAAGTATTACTCAATTTAGTTTTTTCTCGTAAATCTAAAATAGCATCCGATAATGGATGATCTAGCTCTGCTAGAACTTCTTTATCAGTAGATTGTGCTCCTGTAGCTGTCTTTTTAGTAGATCGAAGTTTTAATATCTTAAAAAATACTTCTCTAAGTTGCATGGTACTATTAGGATTAAATGTTTTTTCATATATACGTTCAAATCTTTTAACTGCTTCATCCATTGATATTTCATTAATACATTCTTCAATATCAATTTCATAATTACTGTGGAGATCTTTAGCGTGATTAATACTGATTGGACCACCATTATTCTCTAATTCAGCTAATGATGTTGTTGCTGGTTTAAGAATTTCTTCATATAATTTGCTAAATTTTTCGTTCTCAGAAACTAGAGGATAAAACTTATCATATAATTGAAATGTTCCGTCTGCATCTTTACATGCATAAGGAGCTAAAATATCAACTGGTAACATTCCATAATTAAAATCTTCCAGTTTAATTTTATTTTTTCTAGCAAATGTCTTTTTATAATCATCTAATTCTTTTTCATAATCTCCCAGATCAGTAAATCGCAACGCTAATGGCTTTAAACCATGAGTTCCGACTGTTTCTTCCAAACAATAATGAAGAAGCATAGTATCTTCAAATCTGGGAAATTCAAATCCAAATTCATATTTTAGAAAACTCATATCAAATTTAGAATTATGAAATATACAAATTTTTTCTTTAAATATTTGTGCTAATTCTTCAATATATATTTCTGCTACTTCTGCAGTAACATAAATTCCCTCATGACTTTTAGTACTTAAGGCTATACCTAAAACTGCTCCTTTCCTTGGAGATAAAGAGGTTGTTTCAATATCAACTACAAGTTTATCGCTTTTATGTATTGTTTCTAAATATACTTTAAATTCCTCTTGAGTATCAATTACTTTATGATATTTCTCAAATTTTTCTGATTCTATATCACCCTTCTTAACTTTTTCAATCATAGAAAAAGCTTTATGTATATCATCTTGATATTGAGGTTTAAAAATAGTTAATTTAGGATGTATTATAGGAATATACTTTTTTTCAATAAAAACTCCATTATACTTTGTAATTCCTGTCATTCCACAGACATACTTAAGAGCTTCTGCTCCAACAGGACATACTACTTGGTATTTGTCTAATTTTGTTAAATCTAAATCTACATCTTTTTTAAGTATTTTTTCTTTTTCTGTTGAACATAAAAAATAGGTGTCGTATGACCCGATTTTTTTATCATAATCAGATAATATTTTAGTGGGATTTTTTTCGGCTGCCGAAGCAAATATAAATGCAATTGTGTTATTCATATTTTCATTATACTCTAACATTAAGAATTTGACAAGTAGTATTTAATTTCATCTGCGGTTAACGCTCCTGGGTCCATATGTGAAGGTAATTTAACTATTGAAGTTTGAAAATCAAACTTTTCTAATAGACGACTCATTTTTTTAGCTGCTATAAGTCCTGCGGAATCTCCATCCATCATTAATTTTACTGATGTAATTCCTAATTTATCTAATAATTCTATTTTTTTATCTCCAAAATTCTGTGTTCCAAAAGTACAAAGAGTATTGTGATACCCGTGTTGCCAAAGATTTATCATATCAAATAATCCTTCAACTATTATAACTTCTACAGTTGGTTTAAGTTTATCAATTGGAAATAATATATTATTTACGGTAACTCCAGCAGGTCTACGTATATACTTTGGAGTATCTTGATTATTTTTAAATCTATATCTTCCTTCAATAAATCTTAGTTTATTAAATTGGTAAATAGGAATACAAATATAATTAGTTAGTCCGTATTGATCAGTAAAAAAAGCATCAAATTCCGCCATTGTTTCCGCAGAAATATTTTTATATATTCCTTTTGCGGATCGTCTAACTGACGGCATATTAATACTGCCTTTTTCTATTATCTTTTTAATTTTTTGTTTAACTTTTAGTATTCTATAAGGTTGTTTTGTGTCTAGTGTGAGATTAGTACTAATTCCGATACTTTTTAAAAACTTATTTTTTCCACCTTTAAACCCACAACTCCAACAATGAAAAATATTACTATCTATATTATAACTTAAACTTGGATTTTCATCATCATGATTTCCTCCAGTACATTTAATAAGAATTTCACTGGGATTATTAGTTTTGTTATAATCTATTTTATTATTATCGAGTATTTCTAATAATTCTGACATTTATTGCCTATATTGTGGGTGATTTTTATAAGAAGTAGCAGAGTGTCCTCCTACTCTAGCTAATCTTACGCTTCCAATTTCGTCAGTTCCACTATCTTTGTGAAATCGAGGAATAAAATGTACATGAGGCCATAAAATAGTTTGTCCTCCGGCTGTGT